GTTTCAAAGGTCCGACAATTAAAAGAGCATGGTTGGGTAATAGCAGTCGGTCACTCGCATAGTCGAGGGGGGGGAGATGTCTTAGCAAAGATGTTGGGCATAGATTTGAAGAATTGTATGAAGCCCGTCATTGAAGAAGGCGATGCGAAGAAGTTTGATCAGTCCGTCTTAGAATTTTTTACAAACCTGTATTTCTCTACAATGTTAGTACATGAAGATCCATTGTCACGAGATTATGAGATGAAGAAAAAAATAATTGAGTGGTTGGCAGAGAATATGGCAGCCCGCTTGACCCGCCTTTTCGCAAATTACTGGGCCTTTGTAAGAGGCCAAGTTCCATCTGGATGCTGGAATACTAGTCATATGGATTCGTGGATAATGGCTATGTATTTTTGTCTTTTCGGCTTATGGCAAATACAAAATGCCCCAGAGGAGATACAAGAAGAACTGGAGGAAGCCCTCTTTAATATCATCATGATCATAGTTTATGGGGATGATCATGCATGGAATAAAGGTGAGGGGGTTTCTGCACAGTATTTCTCAGCGGATGAATTTGCACGATTCTGTAAGAAGTACTTTGATGTAGATGTTCGTGATTTAGTTACGGGCGCAACATTTCTTAGTGATACTTTCGATGGTTTTCTGACACGAAAGGGTCTTACTTTTCTTCGTCATCAGTTTATTATGAATCCAGAAAAAGGCCAAGGTCAGTGTAACTTCATTCCCTTTCGAGAGTGGAGGGAATTTTTGATCCGAGCAGTTTGGGGGAGAGAAACTTCCTCACGAGATTGTCTTTCTGTGATGATGTCTTGTATAGGTCATGCTTATGGAACCTATGCGAGTAATTATCCGGCTTATCGTCGATTATTTCTATTGTTTGAATCTTTAGTTCAGATAACAGGAGTGAGCCCACATATTTCCCTGAAAGAAGCGATAGGTCGACAGACACATGATGATCTTAAAAAACTTAGACAGATCGGGATTTCCCCGGAGGAAGTATTGCGAGGATTTCCTTCTTGGAAGACATTGATTGCGAAAAATGTAATGGATTGGAATTACCATGAGACCGTTCATGATAATATCGACCACGATTACTATGGGACAGAAATGGTATTGTAAGCAGTGAGCCAGAGGCTAAAAAACGTGGAGTAGTTATAGTCTGTGAGACATAAGTTTGCCAGCATAATGAGACGCGGAAAAAAAAC